GGTGGGGTTTAATAAAATTGAGCTGGATAGAATTTATAATATAGAAGAGGACGCCTTCGATGCCGAAGAGGAATACGGAAAGATAAAAAAGCCGACAACTAAGTTAGAAGATTTATTTCAGTTGGGAGATCACAGATTACTTTGCGGGGATAGCACAAAAGAAAAAGACTATGAAAGATTGCTAAGGGGGGGGGTGGCCGATATGGTTTTCACGGATCCTCCCTACAATGTGGATTACAAATCGCCCGGAGGATTGGATTATGCTTCTACTAAATTTGGAGGCACTGGCGGAAAGATTTTTAACGATGATAAATCTGATGAAGATTGTTTGGAGTTTTATAAGCAGGTTTTATTAAATCTGCATAAATTTACAAAAGATAGCGCCACGATTTACTGGTGGTTTGCAAATAAAAATAATGCAATTAATAGAAACGCGTTTGAGCAATCAGGATGGCACATGTCTCAGATTATCATCTGGTTAAAAAATTCAATGGTATTCTCACGCGGTCAGGATTATCATAGATGTTATGAGCCATGCATGGTTGGCTGGAAGCAAAAGCAAAAGCATTTTAAAAATAAGACAAAAGAATTGGGATGTCTGAAGGATTGTTTTAATCTTGATTATGAAACATTCAGCGAGCTTCCGGATGTTTGGTATGAGCACAGGGATATCACTTCTCAATACGTGCATCCAACTCAGAAGCCGGTCCGTCTAGCCGAAAGAGGATTAAGACGTAATTCAAATCGCGGAGAAATAATTTTAGAAGTTTTTGCTGGATCAGGCAGCACGTTGATTGCCTGCGAGCAGATGGAGCGCAAGTGTTATGCAATGGAGTTGGATCCGAAGTATTGTGATGTGATAATTAAGAGATTTGAGAAATACACGGGCAAAAAGGCAGTGAAGCTTGATAAGTAAGCGTTATAGTTGTTGCAAAACGGGGTGCCCACGGCATCTGAATAGCAAAGTGGTGCAACCCTATGTTTTGCACTCTTTTGTGCAAGTTTTGTGCAAAATGAGGGGTATAGCTCACCGGTAGAGCGTCCTAGGCAAGGTAGATGGTTCAATTCCATCTCCCCTCACAAAATTATGTCAAAAGGAAATCCACATCCGGTAACTAAATTTCAACCCGGCCACGCAAAGATCCCAGGGTCCGGCATGAAAAAAGGCCAGCAGGTTTTTAAATATGCATATTTAAGAGAGTTGGAAAAAATAGTAAAAGGCAGCGCAGGAAAGCCAGATAAATCAAAGCTTGATATAATGGTTGAGAATGCTGTGGCGATGGCCGTAAACGGCGACATAGATTTTCTGCGGGAGATCCGGGAGGTCGTGGATGGAAACAAAACAAGCATTGAAGTAACCACATCAGAGGAGGCTAACATTGCCGGGCAAATAAGTAACTTAAATGAAAAACAACAAACAAAATTCTGGAGAAATTTTGACAGAGCTTACGCAACAGCTTCGGGGGAGACCGGAGGACGAAATAAAAAGAATAAAGTGGCTGTCAAAAAACACTCAGTTTGAGCTCGTGCCCTCATTTAATTTTGAGGAGTTTATTAAATCTCCCGAGTATTTGGATTTAAAAGACGGAGTATATCGCCGAATAATTAAAGAGGGACAGAAAATCATTGACGGCATTGCATCCGGCAAATTCAAAGAAGGGATAGGCATGTGGGGAATCGGATCTGGCAAATCATTCCTGGCAGAAGCGCTTTCGGTTTGGTATGTGCATTATCTTTTGTGCTTTAAAAATCCGTCGAAGAATTTTGGTTTAACCGATGACAAGCCGATTGCGGTTGTTAATATGTCCACATCGGCCACGCAAGCAAAAAATGTAATTTTCGCCGGTGTCAGAAGGCTTATTGAAAAGAGCCCTTTTTTTATGCAATTTCAGCCCGATGTTTTACAGACAGAGATAAGATTTAAAATAAAAAACATCGCGCTGTATTGCGGTAATTCGCAGGAGACCATGCCTCTTGGATACAACGTTATTTTTGCCAGCTTAGATGAGGCTGATTGGTTTTTAGATAATGAATTTAAATCAATCGCCGAGGATGTTTACCATACATTAAAAAATAGAATTGCATCGAGGTTTGGTTTAAAAGGTTTTATTTTTACCATCTCAGCTCCGAGATACGAGGGAGGATTTATTTCAAAGCTTTACCAGACATTAAAAGACAGCGCCGATGTTTACTGCACATATTTTAAAACATGGAAAGTAAAAGATAGGGAGAAGATGGAGCCGGAGACTTTTAATTTTGTTGTTGAAAGAGATAAGGACGGAAAAGCATTAAAAGTTTGGCACGACATCCCGGTTGATTTTCTAAAAGCATCTGAGGAAAATCCTGAAAAGTTTATGAGAGACTTTGGCGCCAGACCGAGCTTGGCCCTGGAAGCTTTTGACAGAGACTCAACAATCATCGAAAGAAATATTGCGGCGCGTGAAGCTCCGCTTAATGATGACGGCAGTTTTAAAGATTGGTTTTGGGGAGACAGAGAGGATCACTTCATTCATGTCGACTTGGCAAAAAATAAAGATGCGTGCGGATTTGCGATGGGCCGGCTGGATGGATTTGATGATAAAAATCAGCCGAAAGTTTTTATTGATTTATTAATGCAAATAAAAGCAGACCAGAACGAGGAGATACAATTTGCGAGAATAAGAGATTTGATTTATTCTTTGGCCGGCAGAAGATTCAATATAAAAAAAGTTTCTTTTGACGGATGGCAATCGGTTGATATGATTCAGATTTTAAAAACAAATGGCATCGATGCGGAAACTTTGTCGGTTGACAAGAACACCCAAGCATATGATACAATGAAAGCGATGTTGCACACTCAAAGATTTGATTGTTATTTTCATCCTGTTTTACAAAAAGAATACAGAATGTTAGAATTAATAAAAGCAAAAAAAGTTGACCACCCGCCGGGAGGTTCTAAAGACGTTTCAGATGCAGTTGCCGGAGTCTGTTGGCATATTGGAAAAAATGAAAGCCGAGATAGTTTTGACAGATTTGCCAAAACAGCTAAAAAGGGATTTTCTAAGCCGAGTATTTTAAATCAAGATTTTTAACTTATACAATTTTGTTGCTCTCAACAAATTGTTTTTAAAACATGGCAGAGGACGATAAAAAAAAGAAAGGCAGTATAATTTACGGACCTAATCAAAAATCACAGGCAACTCAAGAACCTATTTTTGGCGAGCTTGGAAAAACAGGAACTACAATACAGGCAGGTCAAATAATTTCTGACGAATATGTCGGTGATTTAAAGACCAGAAAAGCGATTGATATTTATGACAAGATGAGAAGGGGAGATGGAGTTGTAAAATCAACGCTGATGGCCTGCACGTTGCCGATTCGTTCTGCTGATTGGTATGTTGAGCCGGCTAGCAATTCAGACCAGGATAAAGAGATTGCTTCTTTTGTTTCAGACAATTTATTTTCAATAATGACGATTACGTTTGATGACTTTCTACGGCAAGCATTGCTCATGCTTGATTTTGGTTTTATAGTTTTTGAGAAAGTTTTTCAGGAGCATATCTGGCGCGGAAAGAGAATGATTGCCTGGCGCAAGTTTGGGCCGAGATTGCCTAAAACATTATGGCTATGGGAGACGCAGGATAAAAAAGACGGAATCACGCAATTGTTAACCACCGGAGAGATGATTTCAATTCCGATGGACAAGCTTTTGGTTTTCACAAATCAAAAAGAGGGAGAAAACTGGGAAGGCATATCTGCGTTAAGGTCCGCTTATCGCTCGTGGTATTTTAAAGAGATGATTGAAAAAATAAATGCCATTGGATTTTCAAGGCAGGGATTGGGTTTGCCTTACGGAGAATTGCCAAAGAATTTTACCGAGCAGCAAGAAGCAAGCATGCAGGAAGTTTTACAAAATATGCGCGCTTCTGAAACTGGATTTTTAATGTATCCTGAAGGTTGGAAAATAGGATTTATGGATATGAAAGCTAACACGGTTAAAGACCCTAACGAAACAATCCGCAGATTAAACAGAGAAATATTTATTGGAGTGCTGGCTCAATTTTTAGATTTAGGTTCCGGTCAGGGAGGAAGTTATGCTTTGTCAGCTGAGCAGAGTTCTACGTTTCATAATAGCTTAGAGGCAATCGCAAAACAGGTGGCCAGTGTAATCAATCGATATGCTGTAAAGCAATTGGTTGATTTAAATTATGATGGCGTTGAAAAATATCCGAGTTTGGAATTTACAAAAATTGGAAAGGTTGATTTGAAAGACATCACAGATGCTGTTGAGAAGTTAACTTCAAATCCGTCCGGTGGCAGGCCAGTGATTCAGCCGACTGAAAAAGATGAGGATTACATGAGAGAAGTTTTAGGATTGCCCGAAAGACAAAAAGAAGCGATAGCAACTCCTCCGGCAAAAGAAAAGCCAACAGACCAAAAAATAGACGAGACAAGCCAAATTACAACATCTGAATTCAAAGCATTTCGCAAGCTTACATTCGCAGAACAAAAAGTTAAATTCTCTGAAATAAATAATAAGATGAATGTTTTTGAGGAGCGAATTCAAAGAGATTTAAGAATTACTTTAAAAAGAATTGGAAACGACTTATTGGATCAGATGTCTGACTTGCTTGATAAAAATTCGGGAGTTGAAAGAACCAATGCGCAGAAAAGATTAAGCATAAATTATAAAGGCACATATCAGGAAAAGATTTTTTACATCATGACAGAGGCCTTTAGTTATGGAAAGCAAGGAGCAGCATTTGAAATGAAAAAACCTCAACCGCCAACGAATAAAGACACTAAGGATTTATTGATTCAACGTTCTCACGCTTTGACAGACATTATGGCCGGGGATATACTTAAGGTAGCGAAGAATGCTTTGTTGAATGGATTGCAAAAACAGATGTCTGAAAAAGAGAAATTTAGCCTGCTCGATAAAATTGCTAAATCGGCCGTGTTAAAAGAAGTTGTGGCAGCGCTGGATGACAAGGCGCAGGACATCTGGTCGGTGTTGCCTTCTGCAATTGTGGGAGGAGCAATTAATCAAGGACGCTTATTCACTTTTGACACATATCATGACGACATCCACGCGTTACAACGTTCTGAAATACTTGACGATTATACTTGTAATTATTGTTTGTCTGTTGATAGCAAGGTCTTCGCGGTAGACGATAGTTTTACTAAAAATGATTTATTTCATTTTCACTGCCGAGGCATCTGGGTTGAAATATTAAAGGACGAAATGGAATTGCCAAACATTACCGGCATTTCAGACACTTTAAGAAATAAATTCACAGGACTGGCCGGAGGATTGAATTTAAAGAAACCGATTATAACTCCTGGATCTCCGGCTGATGAGTTCTTAAGCGAGGGAGACATCCCATAATAATATGGCAAAAGAAATTAAAGCAGGAAGCCCTACCGTCTCTGATGTGTATGTGCCGACTGCAATCAAAGTCGAAAAGAAAAAAAAGAAAAAAAGCACAACAGAAATTATGCCAGTAGAAGTAACAGAAAAATTTATCCGTGTCAGAGTAAAAGACCCTAAGGGTTATGATGTCAATTCGTTTCGCACGATTGTGATATCAGAATCTCAGGGAATTACAGCTGTTATCGGATGTCCAAAAGGCAGTTTTAAAAATAAGAAATGCGAGGTTGGCACAGAAGTTCAGACCTATTTATTTGATAAAAATAAATGGGATGAAGCCAAAGCCAAAGAATGGGTTGACCAAAAGAAAGCATCTGAGCCGCATATGTTCTCTTACGACTCTGAAAGAGAATTTGCTTTTGACGGAAAAAGAGAATGCGAGATGCAAATATTGCCTTTTGGAAAATGGGATCACCCGGCCTACGGGGAGATCAAGTTAGACAAAGCAGCGCTCGATGAATTCGTTAATAATTTTAACGATGACTTGAGACGTGATTTGCCTATCACAGAAGGCCACGAAGTCGGAGAGGAAGAGAAGCCGGCTATAGGATGGTTTAGAAAATTAATAAATAAGGGTTCTGAGGGCCTTTGGGCCGTAGTTGAATGGACAGACCAGGGGATGGAGCTTTTGAAAGATAAAGCATATAAATATTTTAGCCCTGAGTTCTACACAACCTACAAGGATCCTGAAACAGGAAAAACTTTTAAAAATGTCCTGGTTGGAGGCGCGCTGACTAACAAGCCTTATTTTAAAGGCATGCAAGCAGTAGTCTTATCGGAATCAGGATTATCAAAAATGAAAAAAGAAGACTTAAAAAAGAAAGTAGAGGAAAAAATGTCGGAATATAAAGATCCGATTACTGAGGATGTCATTAAGGACAATCCAAAAGCAGATAAGGAAAAGACCGGTCAAATGGTTGCAGATGCCATGTCTGAAATGTGCGATGAAGTAACTCAGGAGGTTATGGATGAAATGGGGGGCGAGGATGGAGATAATTGGGGAGATGACAACGCTGTTAACGCTTCAATTCAAAAGCACTGGGATGGACAGAAAGATAAAGCAAAAAAGTCAGTTTTAGATAAATTGCAACACGAAGGCGATGGCGATGGAACCACGCATGACGGAGGCACAAAAACAGATCCGTCTCAGATGTCTGAAGTTGAATTAAAAGAATATTTGAAAGGAAAGAAAGTTATGTCAGAATCGGATTTGAAAATGTTGAGAGACACCGCAGCTGCCGGAGTAAAAGCAATGGCTGAAATAAGAAAAATGAAAATTGGAGAGTATATCGAGAAGTTTGTTTTTTCAGAAAAAAACGACAAGGGAGTGATCCTGCCTAAATCTAAAGACAAGTTTGTCGCCTTTATGGAGACCTTGTCAGAGGTTCAGGAGAAGGCCTTCAAAGAAATTTTACAAGCTATGCCTCAAGGACAACTCTTTAAAGAGATTGGTTCAGGAGACGATAACGGAATTACCAGCGCTGCAGAGCAATTGCTAAAATTTGCTGATGATGCAATGAAGGCCGATCCAAAGTTGACCGTCAAAGCAGCCTACAAAAAAGCTTTTGCCGAGCACCCAGAGTTAGCAGGAAATGTTGCCAAGGAATCTAATGAAAAGGTTCCAATGGTAGCATAATATTAACCAATTAACTTAAACTATCATGTCACAATTTAATGAGAGTTTTAGACGCACGTTTATTGCTGAACAGGCCTTTGATGTGGGAACTGGAACAGGGTCTGGCCAGTATACAATCGTAAAACTGAAAGGCGCGAGCGCGTCATATCCTAATCAAATCATTGCGGCCGCAGCGCCGACAGATGCTTTGATAGGCGTTTTACAAGATAATCCTAAATCAGGAGATGCAGGAGCTGTGCAGTTCTTAGGAACTACAAAGGTCAGAGCGCACACCACAATTACTGCCGGCCAAAAATTAACAGCCTTTTTGGAAACATCCGGAGTATATGCCGGTTTTGCAACAGCCAACCCAACTACTACCACGGGAGACCTAGTTATCGGTATTGCCCTTCAAGACGCAGTAGTCGGAGACGTCTTTGAAATGTTGCAGATTCAATATAAATATTAATCTTTAATCAAAAAAAAACATGCCTTCACCTACAAAATCGCAAGTGTATGTGGATCCGATTCTTACCAACATTTCAATTGCATATCAGAATGCAGCTTATGTCTGCGAGAAAATTATGCCTTTGATAAAAGTTGCAAAGGATTCCGGATACTACTTCGTATATAGTAAAGCAAAGTTTAGACCAGAATCAGACAATCGAGCTCCTTCAACAAGAGCCAACCGTGTTGATTACGGTCTAACAAAGGCCACCTACGGGCCTATTATGGAGCACGCCTTAGAACAGGATATTCCAGATGAAGTCGTAGAGCAAGCAGACAATCCGCTTGATCCAGAATTTGATGCTACAGAAAATGTCACCGAAAGGATTATAATTTCAAAAGAAATCGGTTTGGCCACAATCTTACAGGACGTCGCTCAAATCACCCAATACACCACACTTTCAGGAACTAATCAATGGAGTGATTATGCAAACTCGGATCCGATAAATGATGTAAAAACTGCTAGGCAAGCGGTGCAGTCCGGATGCTTAAAACAAGCAAACACTATGCTTATTTCTCAGTATGTGTTTGATATTCTTTGCGAGCACCCTGATGTCATTGACAGAATTAAATATACTCAATTTGGAACAGCAGCTGAAGAGATTCTGGCAAGATTGTTTAAAGTAAAGAATGTTATTGTTGCGGCAGCGCAATATAACACCGCAAAAGAAGGGCAGACAGATTCAATGTCCTATATCTTTGGAAAGCACGCATGGTTGCTTTACATCGACCCGACTCCGGGAATTAGAAAAGTGAGCTTTGGATATACGCTATATACAAAGCCAAGAAAAGTCGATAAATGGTATCAGCAACCTGAAAAAGCCACCTTTGTCAGAGTGTCAGATTATTACCAGCAATTGGTTGTGGCTGCAGGAGCTGCTTATTTTATCCAAAACGCAGCAGCATAATATTATTAACTGAAATGGGTGCCGGCAAGGGACATCATTGCAACCAGCCGGCGCCCTTATCAAAAAATTATGGGAATTGAAAAAGACAGAAGAAGGAGAGTTGGGCCTTCGGCTCAGCTAAAACTAAAAAAAGCTTTGGCAGTAGTTGATACAGCCGGAGGAGTTGTTTCTCTAGCAAACCCTCTAAATTGCGATTTGATTGTAACTAAACTTGTGATCGATGTTACAACTCCGGCAACAGCAACTTGCCATCTTTCAGCTGGTATTGCGGCCAACGGGACTACTCTGAGCGCGACATTAATTGATACTGTCGATGCTCATACCGCAGCCATTGTCGCAGATAATGTAACCAACAAAGGATCGGGAGGAGCGCCGACAAGGAAATGGGCGAAAGCTCAATATTTAACAATAAGCGTTCAGGACGGCGCAAGCGCCGGCATGGTCGGGAATGCTTATATTATTTATCATATAGCTTAAAAACTTATGAAATATATTGTAAAAGGACATCTCCAACACAACGGAGAAAAGTTTGAGGTGGGAGACGAGATTGATTTAACTGTAAAAGAAGCTGAGGAATTAGTAAGGCTTGGCCGATTGGAAAAGGCAACTGCTAAAACGGTTGCAGCAGTAAAGAAAGAATTGAAAGAAAAGGAAAAGGAGGAAGAGAAGAAAAAAGAAGAGGCCGGGGACGAAGGCGCCGATGACGCCGATGAGGACAAGGACGATTCGGACGAGGAAGAATAATAAAATAAGCGGAATGGATGCCCGTAGGTGGCATTTTTGACACTTGTGAGCATCCATTCCAAGCATCTATGGGAACAAAAGCATTATCAACACCAACAATTTATAACGTTGCAATGACGACCGGAGGCACTGAGTATTCTCAGGTATTGCCAAAGGGCGCCAAAAAGGTCTTGATTCAATTAAGAGGTTTAACCGCAAGTTTTATATTGTATTACGCCACAGGAGCTTCTACATATATTACAATTGCCCCCGGGTGCTCCAAAGTTTTGGAAGGTGTATGGTTAGACTCTATCACTCTATTCTTTAAATCTGCCACTTCAACCCAGGTTGCAGAGATAGAAGTTTGGAATTAAAAACATGTCAATTGGACAAGGATCGGGAATAACACAAAGAACCTCAGGAACAACCGGAGCGGTTGTTTATAAGGGCACCCTAGATGCTTCAGGAGGAGTATACCCATCATCTCCTTCAAATGGAGATTATTATATTGTTTCGGTTGCCGGAACAATCAGTGGGACATATTACTCTGTGGGAGATTGGGCTATTTATAATGGAGCGAGTTGGGAGAGATTAGAATCTGGAGATGATATATTTCATACAGATATTGCAGCAGAAATTTCGGCATTGACTGACAAAGCAACGCCCGTGGATGCAGATGTGGTTTTGGGAGAAAATTCAGCCGCTTCACCAACGGCTTTCACAAAAATAAAAATAACCTGGGCGCATATAAAAGCGACTTTAAAAACTTATTTTGACGGAATTTATCAAGCAATAGGAAATTATATCGGCGCAGCAGATGACGGATTATCGGCGCCGGCCAAAGCAGGAAATAACGGAAAGGTTTTGGGATTAGTTGCCGGAGCCTTACAATGGGTTTCAGCTGGCGGCGGAAAATTAACTATTGCGAATAAATCGTCAAATTATCCAATTGTTGTTGGAGACACTGGAAAAGTTTTAGTTGACACTGCGGGTATAACATTTACTTTGCCGGTAATCGCTGCTGGAGACGTAGGGACGGAAGTTATTTTGGTTAAAAATAATGCTGGGACAACAATGGTGCAGGCAAATACAGGACAGCACATAGCAGACAGCAACTCAGCAGGAACAATTTATGATAGTCAAGCTTCAGAAACTTATGCAGCCCTCGTTTTAGTCGCGATTTCAACAACCCAGTGGATTATAGTTGGAATGGACGGAACGTGGACGACAACTTAATATGTCAATCACAAGAACACGTAAAAGTCAGCTTCCAAAAACGGGATGGACTGTTCCATACGATGGAGAGGGTTTTGACGATGGCGGAATTCAAGCTGGTAGTCCGATTTTACCCCGATTTATTGATAACGGAGATAATACAATTACGGATCGAGTTACAAATCGTCAATGGATAAAGCAACCAGAATTAATTATTCCTGATGGATTGAGGGCAGATAATATAGGGCAACCGAAAGGATTCTGGGTTTCAGGTGGTCCTTATGCAGCGGGAGATATTGTAACTGATTCATCAGATAATTCGGCTTGGATTTGCTTAATTGCGAATACTCATACTAATGTAACAAGTTTTGCGGCAGAAAGAACGGCTAATCCAACCTACTGGTCCGCCACAGCAAGTATATGGGCAGTAGATGATGGTTCAGGCAATTTAATTCCATCGCAAGATTTTGTTTGGAGCAATGAAGACACTGGAAAAGGAGCTACTGATTCGTGCAAAGGATTAACAAAATCAGGAAAGAGCGACTGGTATTTGCCGAATCGTTTTGAATTAGAGAGTATTTTAGATTTAAGTCAAGTCAGACCAACAATTAATTCAACCATTTTTCCGAATACGCGCACGGATAACTATTATTGGACTTCATCCCCTTACGCCG